GTATTTGGACGTGTTGTAGTTTCGTTCATAATATTTAATTTTCCTTCATTTATAATAATTTTTCCGTTGCATTGGAGAATCAGGTAATATATACCTCAACAAGTTGTGAAATTTTACAATCTCATATTAGCTAATTCTTGAGCATAATGACCAACTGCGGTTTTAGGTTGTTCGACTTTCTCTTGAACAACCTTAGCCTCCTTAGTCTTAGACTCTGTCATAGCTTCTTCCTTTAAAATATCAAGAGACTCTTGAGCTTTCTTGTCAAAAATATTGACTGTATACTCGAAGTTCTCTTCAATAAACGCAAGATCTTTATCTTTAAAAGTCTTCCTTACGAAATTCGTTTTCTTCTCATCTAGACCAGCAAGCTTCTTTTCTAAATAAAGGTCCTTTTTAAGACCTTCAAGCTCCTCAGAAACTGTATTATGAGATTCAGTAAGCTCATTCAGCTCTTTACTTTGAGCATCAATAGTATCTTTTCCATCCTTAACTGCTGACCTAATAGACTCATTAGCTAACACCATATCAACAGACAGCATCTTACGAAGATCTTTAAGCAAACTATATGCTCTCTTATTTGTAGTTGCTTCTTCAATTGTCTTAGTTGGAATAGCTTCTTCTATATATGAATCAAGGTAATCAGATACAGACTCAACGACTGTATCTTTTAATGAAACAGCCTCTTCATTAATAGACTGACGATAACGACGAACAACATTCTTTAATTTACGAGCACGATCATGATCAACAGCTTCAACAACCTTATTGAGTTTCTTCGTGTGGTCTTTGTCTATAGCTTCTAAGAGCTCTTCTAACTTCTTAGAGTGCTCTGCGTCTTGAGTAGTAAGAGCAGCTTCTGTCGCTATATTTACGCGCTCATTAGCCTTCTCGTCCACTGTGTCATTAAACACTGTTTCAATTTGTTTAAGACTGTCCTCTGTAAGAACGTCTTTACCTACTTCTTTAAGTAAATCAGATATGTTGCTCATGATTAAAATAAATCCTTTTTAATTGCTTTCGCTATTTTCTCTTTAATTTTTCCCTCAACCACAGCATTTAACTCTGTGGTTGCCGCCGCGTAATTTTTATCAATAATATTACCGATAAACGACTTGATCTGTTTATTCCTATCCATCATAATTATTTAAGTAATTTTTACCATTTTTTATATGTTTTTAATAAACTCAATAAACTTATTTCTAAAGTATTCATCGACATCTCTATTTGGTAATTTCTTTAAACCCTCTTCAAATCTATCAAAATGCTCTTCAAAGTCTCCACTACGATTTAAAATCCATTGTTTTGATTCTAGTATACCATTAACAAACGCATCTGAATAAGACGGATCTGCAACACAGTCAATAGCAACTAACTTCATTTCAGTAACATGACCGACTTCGCTATTAGTTTCTTGATCAATTTTACCTAATGCTCTTGAGGACATACCGACCCTGACACCATCCAGTACTAATTGCTTTACTATAGTACCGCAAGGAGTTTGTAATATCTTACTCTTACCATAAAAAATGTTACCGTCTTGTTTCATTTCGGTAACTATATGACATGCTCTTTCTAAATCGACTTCTGCTGTAGTAGGATGATTTAACTCACCCATTGCTCTTTTAGTATGAATCATTTCTTTTTCATACCGAGTAACTTCTTGCACCATACTATCTAAATCATAAACCCGGTTATTCTTATTAACATCGGAAGCCATCATATAAGGCCCTTTTATATATAATCTAGATTCAGACTTATTATTCTTCTCTTCTATTATATACTCAAACTCCGAAGGGTCGGTCTTCTCTACTAATAACTTAAAGGCCATAGCGCTATAAAATATTTATTGTTTATGCTATCTTTTTCCGTTAAATAATTCCCTTTCAGTGAGAATTAAAAATTTATACCCGTGCTCATCTGCCCATTGTTTTGCTGATTTCCACTTAGCTTGATTGATGTCATATGTTACTTGCTCATGTAATAATGTACTTTGTTTTTTTCTTCCTCGCATAACCGGGCGTTGTGTCTGACTGTAAGGTTTAATTTCTACTAAGTATTTTACTTTTCTATCTCTTTGTTTTAATACTAAAGTATTATCAACATAGTACTTATGAGTCCGAGCATCAACCGGGCTTATATAAGGAACTATAATACATTCACTAGTCCACTCGAGTACATTTGGATTATAATCACACCACTTAAAAAAATGAAGCTCCCATGAACTTCTATATTGAGGATATTGTTTACCTAAAAACTTTCGACCGTGTGTGGGTCTATATATACCTTTCTTAAAATTTCCTTTTTTATGTAAAGCCATTAGCCCACAAAAAACATAGGCGGAGCCGCATCGCCGAAACCAGCAGAGGCACCTTCAAACATTTTATTCTCTAACTCTTTCTTCTCCTCTAAACCTTCCTGTAAAATCCCAGTGTCAAGAGCTGTACCGCCAAATAATTGAGCACTACCGAACTTACCTCGAACCCGCCCTAATGTAATTTTAGTTAAAGCAAGCGCATAGGCATACACCCACGGTTCTTTAATTACATGATGAATATGCTTTTCTACATAACAAGTTAACACACCATAAAACTTTTCACCCGTCTTAGGTTCAGGTATCATAAGCAAATGTTGAGTACGGTCATTAAACTTAAAATATCGTTTTGTAGAGAGCATTTTTTCTCGAGTTTCAAGCCATTGTTTTAATATATACCAGCTAATTAAATCAAACCCATAATTACCCATTGCATAACTAAAATAAGTTTGTTGCGCTAAAGTTTGTTCAATTGTAAATAATGTATTTAAACTACTACTTGTTGACTCATCATAACTATGTACATCCATTACCTTCCTACTCTGTCTAGTGAGACTGTCCCACCTACCTATAATAGGAGTAGTAGCTGTAAGCTGATTAAATGTAGTAGTATCATTCACCGTATCATTTCGGGTTGCATTAATTGTCCCTGCTTGTTCAACAATTGGTCTTAACACGACACCGACTGATACCATATTAGTAAAAGACGTTGATCCGTCTGGGTAATTTTCTTCATAATCACCTGGTATTGCACTAACGTCAAACATTTCTGACGCCGACCATACATCACCGTATTGGTTCATCGTTACATCTACACCAGATATCGGGCCAGGNTTTCCGGGTTCAGTTAAATCGCTCGACGACACACACACAACAAGAGACTTTGCTACATGAGCAGCTCCATTTGCTAACGTTACTGTAATTGTATACTCAGATGGATCAACAACAATATCACCAGAATCAAATTCAAATAAAGATACAAAATATGGAGACGGGTCAGTCGCTCCTTCACCGCTTCGTGGAGAGCCTGCTGGTGACGTTTCTGGGAATGTTACCGATGTAACAGAGGGTAATAGAGTTGACTGAGTAACTGTTACTTCTACGTCAGTAGTATAAGATTCAGTTAACTCAGGAGTAAGGAGAAATAATTTTGAAATATCTAGTCCTTTACCTTGAGTATATTTGGTACTATCAACGACTAAGTGTTCCTCAGTATATCCTGCATACTTCGTAAACATCTCTACAGCTAATGCTATATTAGTAAAAATCTGATTCCCGTGTAACTCGAGATTAATAATAGGATAGCCTAGCGAATATGTAATTCTATCAGCTAAGCTCTGATAGGTATTAACCGTACTTGCAAGATATGTAGAATATAAATGACTTCCTGCAATTAAATAATTATCGTTCCACGTACTAGTCGCCACATAATTATTTATGTTGGCAACGCTGAAGTTTCACCGCCGGCAGTAGGTTCTGGAGTAGGTACTCCAGGCTCACCAGCCGGGGGCGCGCCACCTGCAGGGCCCATTTCCGGTGGAACTTCTTCACCAGGAGGAACTCCTACACCCATCTCACCGCCCATAGGAGCCGGTGCTCCGCCACCAGTAGCCCAATCAGCGCCACCACCTCTTATCTGATCTAGCTCAAATTGTAAAGCAGCATCCTTTCTCAGCCATTCTCTATTAGCTTTAATTTGTTCGTCGGTCCATCCAAGATATTCTTTCTGACCGTATCCCTGTGATATAGATTCATTACCAACAACATTAGTAAAGTTATTAAGCTTAAGATCCATTATTTGTTGCCTACGTAATTCAAAATAATTCCGAGGTGGTGTAAACTGTAAGTCAAATACATTCTCTCTTAAATCAAAATCTTTCCATAAGTGTTTTAATTTAAGATGAGTAATAAATGCGTCCTTTAATCCTACGGCAAACTGATGTTGAAGTCTGACAATAAAATTTGCGAACTTTAATTCTTCTCTTAACACGTTTGCATCAGCACTATATTGAGAATTCTCAGAGTCAACCCTATTAGTTGGTACCTTAAGAGCCTTATATAATTTTTTAACGAAATAATTTAAATCATCTAACTCACCTAAATTTGCACCTCCGGGGAGAGTTTTAACTTCTGTACCAGTACTACCCTCTCTCTTTGGAAACCAGTAAGCATCTAAAATTGANTGTGGGTTAAATGAATCTACTCTCTTACTATCATCTAAACTAAATGACTTCTTACTCCAATAATTTTGCATCAAGCGACGAATATACCCTTCAGCTTTTGGAGTACTCATATTACCAACGTCTACATTAAATACTAACCGCTCTGGAGCTCTAACTAAACGATATATAATAATAGAATCTTCAATTAAAGATAACTGTCTATAAGCTCGTCTAGCATTTTCAATAAAAGGAATCCTAAAAGTTTTATTTTCATTCCACGTACCAGAGTTTATATATGTAATTTGATTTTTTTCCATTGGAATAAAATCTTTATCTTGCATAGAGTTAAACTGCTCTTCAGCTTCTTTATGATGTTTAGCTTTTCTAAGCAAATATGCTTTGATGAACATACTTTGATAATTATCATATACCGGATCTATTGCTTGAGTTGGTATACTTATAACACCTAAAATACCTTCCCGAATATGTTTTTCATGTATAATGTTTTCAAAATATAATTCTCCATCTACCAACATTGCACGAACATACTCCCAACCTCTCTCTCTAATATCAAACAAATTAATAAATTTATTAAATTCCTCACTAAGCTGCTTTTTTACTAGTGGATCGAAATCTACCACATCTCTTAATTCTAGTTTAATTATATTACCATGTTCATCTTCATTAAGAAATTCATCACAAATTTCATCTAATGCATCTGCTACCTCTGCAAACTGACCCATTGTTCTATAATCGCGGAGCCTTCTATACTTGTCGACATCAAGTGTCGCATACATTAATTCATTGTATGCCTTATCAGCCAAAAACGCACCAATTGGATGAGAGGAGTCTGGTACCTTAGGGGCAATAATAGAATGTTGCGCTAATAATTCTTTACGTAACGATCCAGCTTTATAAAAATCTTTAAACTTAGGATTCTCTGCAGTTACGTCATCTATAATTGATGCAGGAGATCTATAGGGTAAATTATTTTGAATAAATTTCTGTAACCCTCTACCGAATGTACCTTTTTTTCCGTCGTCCATCTTAATTAATTGTTATTGTTGTGTTTATATCATTTGCTAACGTTGTAAAACCAGCTGCATTAATTGGTACTATATCTATAATACCAGTTGCAGTTAATTC